CTGCCAGTCGCAATGACCAAGGAACAGATTGATGCGTCTGAATTCATTGCAATGGTTACATCAGCAGCCCTGGTTGCCGCAGAAGTGGCGGCCGCTTAATATGCTAAATGTTCAGCTTAAGAAACGGTGTATAACTGAACTTGGGCTGGCCTTAAAACAGTTTGGCACATATTCATTTGATGACAAAGGCCCCGGTGAGGTGCTAGATATAACGGGGCTGGTCAAATCATTCAAAAATCTTCCTGCTAAGGATGCCGGGGATACATTGCTCGCCTTATATGCATCACCTAAGTACGACGGTAGGCCGAAGTCACTTGTCGAGTCCCTCCTTGTTGATATGCAAGACTGGGATGAATTATTCGACGTAAATGAAGAACTCGCAGAATACCTATAAATAGGTTGACTATAAATTTGGTTTATCGTATAATAGTTTTATTGTTTAACTTCAGGACCTAAAATGGCATCAGCTAAAACCGTAGAAACCCGCACTGTCAAAATCAGCGAGTGCAAAACGATTATCCGTCGTGCCGTAGAAAAACGTCGCCCCATCTTTATATGGGGGCCTCCGGGCTGTGGTAAATCTGACATGGTAAATCAGGTTGCTGCTGAATTTAAAAACGCCGCAGTAGTTGATCTGCGTATGGCGCTGATGGACCCAACTGACATTAAGGGTGTCCCTTATTACAGTCAAGGGGATAACACTATGAAGTGGGCTACTCCAAGTGAGCTGCCAACCGAGGCATTTGCCAAGGAATACGACATGGTGTTTTTGTTCCTGGACGAACTTAACTCTGCTCCTCCTGCTGTTCAAGCCGCTGCATATCAGCTTATTCTGAACCGTAAGGTTGGCCAATACTCCCTACCAAAGAATGTTGTTCTAATTGCTGCTGGTAATCGGATGGGCGACAAGGGTGTCACTTATCGCATGCCAAGTCCTTTGGCTAACCGCTTTATGCACTTGGAAATCCGCGTGGACTTTGAAGATTGGGAACTGTGGGCTATTCAGAATACCATCCATCCTCAGGTTGTGGGATTTTTGAAACAGTTCAAGGCAGACTTGTTCCAGTTTGATCCTACTCAACATGATCGGGCCTTTGCTACTCCTCGGACTTGGTCCTTTGTAAGCGACATGCTCGACGACACGTTGCCAGTATCTTCAAACACTGACATGGTTGCTGGTTTGGTTGGCGAGGGCATGGCTATCAAGTTTATGGCACATCGTAAACATGCCAAGGATCTCCCTGATCCTGCTGACGTGCTGTCAGGCAAAGTAACAGTTTTCAAGAGTAAAGAAGTGTCTGCTGCTTATGCGTTGGTTACCAGCTTGAGTTATGAACTCCGTACCATGTACGAGGATGGAAAACGGAATGGCAAGTTGGACAAGTTCAACAAGTCCGCTGATAACTGGCTGGCGTTTATGATGGCGAATTTTGAACCTGAGATGGTTATTATGGGTGCCCATACTATCCTGAATACTTACAAGGTGGTATTGGATCGCAAGAAGATGACCAACTTTGCAGAGTTCTTCAAACGCTACGCCAATCTGCTTACCGAAGATTAATGATACCTTACAGAAGATCAATGATACCTGCAAGGACCTGGGCCATTGCAGAAATGCTGTACGGCCCAGACATACGGAGTATATATGAAGATTATCCATCTCCGCCTACTCCATCTGATGTATCTGCGTGGCTGCGTAAGGCCCGAGAAAGTTGGACAGTCCGCCCACTTGGCAAGTTTACAACAATTAACGAAGTTACCGCATGGGCTAGAGCGCAGGGGCTGAAACGGATAGATTGGGACTTTATTCCCAAGAAAACAATTTGGTTTCGCGACCCACAAGTGGCAATGTTGTGGGATTTAAGTGGCCCACGAACTGTAATAAAATAGGTTGTCCAAGATCCAAAATAGTAGTATAATATACATATTAAGAACCAATTAAGAGCCATAATGCCAAAAATTTCAGCACGTGATAAGTTAGTTAAAAGCCGTGTTCGCATGTTGCTAAAATATCCATTCTGGGGTCCGTTGGCAACACGGCTTCAACTTGAAGAAGTTGAGTGGTGCAAAACCATTGCAACAGACGGCCGAAGGTTTTTCTACAATGCCGAATTCGTAAGCAAGATGTCAGATGGCGAATGCATCTTTGGATTTGCGCATGAGCTTGGACACATTATGTTTGAACACATGTCACGACGTGGAAGTCGGATTCCGGAAATCTGGAACATGGCCGGCGACTATGTCATCAACAACATGCTGGTTCGTGAAAATGTCGGGACGGTTATTACCACAGTGCCTATTTTGCTCGACAAGAAGTATGAAGGGCTAACTGTAAACGAAGTTTACGACTTGCTTATTAAAAACGCTGTCAAAATTGTAATATCATTTGACGAACACTTGGATATGGAAGGCAGTGGCGAGGATGGCGAAGGGGAAGGCAAGGGGCAAGGCGAAGGCAAGGATGGCGATAAAGATGGCAAAGGTCGTCCAAAATTTAAGAAGCTGTCTAATGAAGAGCAGAAAGCCTTGCGTGACGAATGGCGTGAGGCTATTATTAACTCATCCAGAAATGCTGGCGACCAAACTCCAGACAGCATCAAACGTCTTGTAACTGATATCACTGCCCCTGTAATGGATTTGAAGGACTTGCTCCGTATTCAATTTAGCGGCTCAGTTAAGAGCGACTATACTTGGATGCGTCCGAACCGTAAAGGATGGCATAATTGTGCAATACTTCCGGGCCAGTTACCTGGGGAAGAACTTGACATTGTTGTGGCACTCGATGCGTCGGGTTCCATTGGCACAGATATGCTCGTGGACTTTTTGGGCATGATACAGGGCGCGTTGGATCAATTCCAGTCTTACAAGGTCCGTGTTATTACGTTTGATACCCGGGTATATCATGAGGATACATTTACCTCTGATGATGGTAGAGATATGAGCGATTACGAAGTTACTGGCGGTGGCGGCACTGACTTTGAATGTGTATGGGATTGGATGAAGTATAACGATGTCACCCCGCATCAGCTTGTATTTTTTACTGATGGCTACCCGGGCGGAAGTTGGGGCGACCCAAACTACACAGATACACTTTTCGTTGTACACGGAAGTGATACCATTACCGCCCCGTTTGGCATCACAGCGAATTATGTGCCACCTAATAGACGTTAATTGCCTATAGGATTAAATGCACCGTTTGGTGCATTTTTTTTGGTTAAACAGACGGTAGATTTATACTATAAGTAATTGTGATGACAATCCGTTAATATAGGAGATTTATAATGGACGAACAAGAAACGCCGGCTGCTGCGCCCGGGTTAACATTGCAAAATTTGCGGGTGTTGGCAGGTGCTATAGAATTGGGTTCACAGCGTGGTGCTTGGAAAGCTGCAGAAATGGCGGTAATTGGCACCACATACAATGTATTGATTGCGTTTTTACGTGCTACCGAACCAGTAGTTACAAAAGACGTAGAAGCACCAGCTGCTGTTGAATCAACAAATGATCCAATAGTAGGTTAACAATTAAGGAGTTACCAAATGGCGAAATTTATTAAACACGTTGGCGTAGCCGGCAGAGACAAAAAAGTTATTATCATCTTCAGAGAAGTACCAGGCGATTCGGAATCTGCATTGGTGATTCCAACTGGTAATCTTACTACGCTTTATCATGATGATCTGATTAAGGCAATTGAATCACCAGCGGCACAGGCCATGATGGAACCAAGTGAATATCTGTTTCGACAATCATTTCACGATGGGACTAACATGCTAAACACCATCCACCAAAAAGGTTGGATGACAAAAGTTCCAACAAAGAGTATTGTAGTGACACCGCGCCCCGGTGTTAGTATCAACCTTGCGGACCTAAACAAGGAACTTAATCAAATAGCTCGCAAAACTGCAATAGCCGCTGCAAATAGTGCATCTACAAACGGATCAACTCGCTCAGGTGATATTGCAAGAAACACATCTGCACCGGCAAAGGATGCAAGCGGCGTAATTGATGATGCAACATTGGCAAAGAAGTTTCGGACGCAGGCAGCAACATTTGAGGCAGAAGCTAAACGTCTATTGAGGGAAGCATCGGCATTGGCCCCAAAAGGACAGCCCGTGCCAGTCCTAAGCCAAGTGCCAGCAACGGTAGGGGCGAAACGCGGGCGACCACCGAAAATATTACAAACAGTATAAGACCTACTCTGTTAAATCGTATTAAATCTTTTTGGAGTAGATAATGAGTATCCGTAAAAAAGATAGAAGCTTTGAGAATATGTTACGCGATATACATATTGAAGAAGTACCTGTTGAATACATAGATTGGATTAAAGTCTATCTTGATGATGGTACAGAAATAGTATTTAAAAGCGCTGACCTTGAAGGTATTAAAACCAGCAAGGACGTACTTGCCATTAAACAACTCGAAGAATATCTAGATCGTATTATTGACTTTGAGGTTATGATGAATAGTGAACTAATCAAATCTCGAGTTACTAGGTTTGTTGGTGCGTTACTTGCAACACATTTTAATCAAGAAGACTAATTAATTTGTTAGCGTAGAAGTCATTGGAAATATCTTTGCAATAACTTCTGCACATGCTATTGCTACTAGCTGATGTTCTTTTTGCGTACCATTTGCGCTACGTAGATTAATGAAGTGTATCCATGAGCGTAATGTACCGTTCATGTACAGCCGACTAACTGTATTTCCCTCTGGCAATACTACTCGTGCCTGTTCTTTGGCTATACCATTGGTAACCGCCCAGTTGTATGCGTCTTTGGCCGCTTGTATAATATACTGCTGCTTCTCGATCCATATTAACGAAAGTTCTCGCAGTGATGGATCAGTTAAATCAAGCTCCACTGAATTTTGTCTGTTCTTTGTATCTTGGAATCTTGCTTCGCGAGTTACAAATCCTAGATCGTTTGTTGGATCTGCATAGCGTTGGGAAAACTCTTGAAAGCTAAAACTTCTATGGCGGAGAATTTGCCTTGCAATATCCCGTGTTGTTTCAATTTCTATACAGGCAGACACCATTTCCAGTGGGCTCCAGTGCTGATGCTTGATTAAGTACTTGATAAGTTTTTCGCTTGTTTCTGTGTTTATTTGAGCAGAAGGATTAGAGACACGGGCACAATACGCAACAAGTTCCTGAGCATCATCAATATCCAAATTGATAAATTCTTCAGTTGGTTGCGAATAGCTAACTAGTTTTACATGCATGATAATTCCTTATTGTTTTGTATTATAGCATCATGGCATGTAATTTGCAAATTGTATTTCCCCTACATCCACCCGTCTATATCGGTATTCACCAGACACATAACAATATGGATGCGATCCATAAGACTACCGTTTATAGCAGTATGCTCTTCTCGCGTATCTACCATCCATATATGTGAATCAGATGGAATATGTATAATTTCCGGAGGCTGAATAAAGATAAATCTAGACTGGTAATCTGTTTTAACAGCAATATGTAATCTTGGATTTGCGTCGCGGTGCAGACTATAACACACCCGAGGGGGCATAATCATAATTCTAGTCCTGAACACTGGCATGGGCAGCGACTTGAAAAAATCCTCCCACCAGGTCCCTACGAGTTTTGGGTGCAATTGGTTCCATTGACCTTCATCCTGGCGCGGGCGGGAACCAATACTAGCGGCCCAATCGTCGCTTCCGTTTGTTTGTAAAGATATCTGCCGGGAAAAGGCTAGCTGCCCAACAGGAAATATAGATATTAACTGTAGAGACTCTATTAATAATCTTGGTAAATCTATCGTGTTTGGCAGTTTGCTTATTCGTGTACTCATACTTGTCCAATAGTCATGAAGCGAGTACATTTAGGTAATGTAAGTTCACCTGACCATATTACTGTATTTAACCCAGACACCCCTAAAAACTCTTCTAATGAATTATGACAGTTGACATGATCTGGCACATCAAACATGTCATTGCCTTGTAATATCACCATGGTACCTTTGGGCAATGTAGATACCCATTCTCCGTGATTTTCAAAGTGTTCAACGATGGTGTCAATGACTAATACTTTTGAATATTTTTCAAAATCAAACTCCTGTATACTTGTACCAGAATTTTCAAATGTATTATGTCTATTACCATTTAAGTCTATTGCAGCATTATGCACACCAGTATCAATATCTACGTTAATAACTTGTCCAAGATTTAATTCTTGCAGGCTGCATAAGAATGGAATTAAGCCAACCCATCCACCAACTACTATGGTTGCGGTTGTGTCAATTGATAATATTGTATTTGTTCTCCTTGGCACAAACTTAAATCTTACAATCTTTTCAATGAGCCACAGCTTACTTTTAACTTGATTACGGCTCAGTGCATCCTTCCAATTTAAATCTAGGCTATTATTAATTGCAATGGCAAGTTTATTGATATGCTCTGCTTGGTAATCATTATAGTATGATGATACAACCTTTCCAAATAAGACAATATCATTATCGATAATGCACGAGAGTAATGTATTGGGGCCAACTATTGCCTCTAGTAGGTTGATAAGCTTTGATTCATCTGATTTCAAATCTAATAAGAGTTGATGAGTTAGTGCTAATACACTAATTGGATGCCCTTCATATTTCTCGGCACATGCGTCTGTCCACGCTTGTAATTGCGATAATTTATAATTATCTAAATTAGATTCAGAAAGGGTGTCAGCAGCACGTGACAAGTCACCCATTGACCTGTTCGTATTGTTCCACTCTTTTAACAGCGATAATTTATAATGATCTAACTCTGCATTTAATAACAATTGCTGTTGATGTGCAAGTGCTACTTCATTAATTGTATTGCCGTTTGTGTTATTTGCGAGTGATAAGATGACAAGTGGCTTTCCATTATATGTGTTTGTATATGCATCTGCCCAATCTTGCAATATAGACAGCTTAACATTATCTAAACCTACATATATATTGTTTTGTCCAATTACACTTATCCATTCGTTCAACTGAGATATTTTATAACTATCAAACCCTGCGTCAATTACTAATTGATGAGCAAGTGCTAGGTCGTCTATGGACTTGTTCGTGTTGACCCAATCTCGTAACTGCCATAATGTTGACGACAACGTGATTAAAGAGACACTACTAAATATACCGGACCCAAGACTTGGCAGTCTTAGACTATTACCAGTGACTACATCAGTTGTGGCGTATAGTCCTTGCTCAATAATACCATGCAATGCATCGATACTTTGCTCTTCATTATTGTTTCTTATTGCATTAAGCAATGGAGATATATCATAATTTTGCTCGCGGCAAACTTCAACTATTAAACTATCAAGCTCACTCTGTTCTTTTGTTTCTAACCAACGATGAAAGTGGTGCAAACTCTTGCGGAATCCAATTGCCTCGTCAACAAAAAAGAATAGCGAGTTCCGCAGTTCGTCATTTTTATCCATTGAACCATCCAAACATTTTTAAGTTGGTGCGCCATACTACATCTTCATGCGTCAATGCCTTATCTGGATGCAGTTGAATCGTTTTTACGAATCTACTTTGATCTGCATCTAAATCAGGCAATATCCACCCAAGTCCATCGCTAATAATCTTGCCAATGCTCTTACTTGCAGTAGACGGATTAGCTCCTTTGTGCTGGTTAAAGAACTCTGCAAACCAAGCATAGTCACGGATGTTTACAAAATCAAAGTTATCATACTGTAGCATCTTCACTGCTAGACGAGCACCATACACACTCCACATGCCATGCTTAACATCAGCACCAACAGTCATCCATGTTAGCAACCGTTGATAGTTTGCAGCGTGCATTATCGTTGGCCATTCCTTGAACAATAGCGGCCTACCTTGCTCCATGGATAGCTTTACGCCTTCACGAAATCCAACACGGAATGCTTGATACGGACTACCATTTGTATACACCGTAGAAAAGCATCCAGGTAATTCCTTGTAGAGAGTGAAGTCCCAACAGAAATCAACAGCATCTCTATCTTCATCTGCTAACTCATGACTTTTCATATTAGCAAGATGTTCGGTGCTCCACATTTTTAACCCCCCGTTGCCATACATCAATCCATTCGTGTATTGTCGACCACCCCATGTAAAGCTTACCTTGCCGTCCATATTATGTGGTAAGGCGCATTTAAAGAATGACGGATCCACTATATTATCTGCATCCACCGTGATAATATAGTCTAAATTAGGAAATTGTGCGGCTGCTGCTTTATGTGCTGCATCAAATCCAACAATCCCGTGAACGCGAGCAAGTTTCTTAATAGGCACTTGCGACTGCAATAATGCCCAGTGTGCAGCCGCATTGGGCTCGTCAAAGCTGAGAAAAACAACAGGTATATCTATAATATTCCTGCTGAGAACTTGTCTTGTTGCAGCATTAAATATTGACATTTTCAAATTCCTTCTTAAGCCAGTCCCAATTGTTGATCAAATTCAACGTTGGTGTATCATCACTGTGATGCAAGCCGAATGCAGCACCTGCGCTTGCGCCGTGTATTGCATATTCTCCATTTAATTGCTTCTGTCCGCTTGTGGTCCATACCATTCTACGCTGACTGCATGTTTCAATTTCTGCCCAGTGGTTTAGAATGTTTTGTTCATCTTTATACACATTAGTTATTGTAACAGTCTTGGCACTGCGATAATTTTTCTTCTTCTTGTTGCTGCAATTCATATTACTAACTTGAATAGCCAACATTTCTAACTCGTCTTTCTCTTTTTGTTTAATACGGTTGATACGGGCTTTGATGATCGTAAGGCTTGCGAGCTTGGCACACTCTCTGAACGCGCCTATCCATGCTCCTTCGGGAGTAGCGTTGAATCTTGTTTCATTACTAACTATGTCTTTATTTATAGCCACTTTTACAATCGATGAGCTCATATCAACTGTCCAAGCGGTATCTACCATGAAGGGCTTGCGTGGGAACATCTTTACAGCGCCGTAACCATACATCAATCCATTTACTGGATTGATACTTAGCCAGTTTGTTACGCATTCAGATTCAGGTACACCCCAATGTAGCTTACTTTTATCTGGTTTCCATTTAAAATTAAACCCATCAACTATCCAAGCATCCGCATCTACAACATAAAAGTTGTCAGTTGTACTCTGAAGGGCGCAGGCTTTATGTACAGAATAAATCCCCTTCACATCAGTTACACGTTTTGCCTTTGGTGCAAACTTTAGCAGGCGTTGGAAGTTTTCCTCTGCACCTACTTCGCCTATTGAGATGAAAAATACATCAAGCATTATTAATCCAGAATAAATTGTTGAACATCGCTTTCCTTGACCAATGGTCCCAACCGATTTGGATTAAAATAACTAGCCTTAAAAAACTTACTGCCAGCAGCGTCAAGTTCGGCAATATCAAGTTTTAGATCTTGTTGCAATATCTGACCTAGTCTGCGTATCTCTGACATAAGTTTAGTCTTTGACCAGGCATACGTCGATGACGGACATATTTCTTCGTCTCCCCTAAATTGCGGCATTACCGTGTCATTCCAATACTGTGTATGCCACTCAAAGTCTGCAACTTTTTTAAAGTCCCATTCACCGTTGCGTAAATTAGTCATATAACAACCAAGACGAGCACCATACATTGCCCATAAGCCGTTTTCAATATCAGCTCCAACGCTCATCCATACTAATAGCCTACGATGATTCTTGTAGTTATTTTTGTCGGCAATTTGCCTATAGTCCATTGGGCGACCATCAAGTAGAGCAAGTTTTACACCTTCTCTAAATCCCCCGCGATATGCTTGATATGGTGTCTTGTTATTATACACATCGCTGTAGATGTTGTTTAGTTGATGATAATGAACATCCCAGCAAAAATCAACTGAGCCGGCACCGCTTTCAACTGCTTCATGTGTACGCATCTGTTCCACAACACGTACTGGCCATAATTTAACCCCACCATTACCATACACGAGACCGTTAATAACATTCTTTCCCGACCAAGATAATACATCAGTCATATCAAATCTAGTTAAGTCCAGTTCGAGCCCAAAGAAGTCGGGCCTCACTATGTTATCAGCGTCAATTGTAATGAAACGTTCTGTTTCTGCTTTTTTGGCAGCGGCCTTATGAGAGGCATCACTACCAAGTACGCCATGGCTTCGTTTGGCCCATGGACATTTTTCTAAGAGATCGGCATAATTCTCATCTGCGTCTGGTTCATCGTAACTGATGAAAACTACATCAAATTCGCTTATTGGTGTTTTCAAGGTAATACTCCTATATCTAATTTGCTTATATTATATAATACATGGGGTGGTGTATTGTAAGGCCATTCTGTTGCTATTTCAAATGACGCTGGCTGTCGTATCATCAATGCTGGCAACGTTACCCATTTGACAAAGCTGTCTGGGTCATCGTTGCCAAGTAATGCGACCTGCATATTACCAACAATATGGTCAATGGGTGACCCAACCGCATAGTGACTGCGAGCCATAATCTTCCCTTCGTTGAGAAAAATAGTAATGTGTTTGCCGTGTCCAGAATGGCTAATAACTAATTTATCATCTACTTTCCCCACGTATCTCACATACTCTTTGCGTCGCGTGAAACTAATGTTACCGCTTACTGGTGGTAAGTTAATTCTAGTAGATTGCCCGTTGTACAATATTGCAGAAACTATATTATGTTCCATGAATGACCATAACCTAACTTCGCTCAGCGAACGCTCAATTAAGTCATTCATCATTATGTCGACCCGGCCAAATAGAATATGTGGATCGTCGTCGGTTATGAAAATAGAAAGTTTGTCATTTAATGAATCACTTGTCAATCTTTTACGGCGGTTATTGACCCATGCTCTATTAACCTCTACTCGTAATACGCCAGTATTTTCAAATAATGTAGCACGTATGTCGGCTGCATTATGTTTTCCTTCTATTTCACTTAACCAGCCTTGCGGTACTTTTTTCTTGGATAGCAATGGATGTGTTATATCAACTAAGTCTAATACGCCGATCTTTTCGTTAAATATGACACGATAATCATTTTGATCAACTGTTCCTGATAATATACCAGTCACACGGTCAAACGGAACAATAATTACATTATTACCAATTTTTTGACCCACTGTAATCGACCGTATATCGCCATTGTTTGTATCATAGGTTACGGACCAAAATCCAGGTATAATAGGTTTTCTGCGACGTAGTTCAAATTTAATCTCATTGTTCATCGCTTCCAATACTCCAAGGGCTTTTCACTGCCATCTAACCAAACGGGACGTATTTGTGCATGATTTTCGAGTTTGAAATTCTTGTTAGCCGGATAAAAAGAAATCCACTCGTCCCATACATTGCTGGTATACATAGTAGACGATATGTCAAGGTCCCTGTTACTCATATCAACTAGTTCAAACCAGTCTGGTGATTCCCATAATCCCGTAGCAAGAAGAACCGCGAGTAGATGTAATAGTGTTGGTATCTCTGGCTTATATGCTGACCAATATTCGTCTTGGTCCATTAGTGCAACAAGTTGAAAACTTAACTTTGCAGATTCTGGATTGCCGATGACAGCAATGTAAGGCCATACTGTATAATTATTGTTTTCAATGGGCAGTCTTTGCTTGAAAATTCCCGTCGCAAGTTCTACACCTCTGTGGTCAACCCCTTTGCCGGGCATGTAATTCTGCTTCTTCTCGATTGCTATTTTTGCTATTTCAAATGTAACTACTCGCGGGCAAACTCCGGCAATTAAAATAACATCACCTGCTTCGTAATTTAATGTGCCAAGGTGGGCTACCTGCGCGAATGGATCGGCATCAAGAGAGATGCAATTTATATACACTGATGGGCAAGAGAATAAGATGTCAAATTTGGTCACTTCGGCTTGCGCTTCTTGTCCCGGTGCTACTAGTATATGTACTGTCATGCTAACATCTCGATGATTTTATCATAATGGCGAAGAATGCTTTTCTTATTCATAATATGAATATCTTCTCCAGCAATCTCTACTACTACATTTTCATATTCACTTGGCAGGTTACTCAACATTACCCAACGATTTGGTCCCATGACATCCACTATGTCGTCGCGCTGATCTTGGTAACGCATGAAATTTGGGATCTCGCCTATGAAGCCTCCATCTTGCCATCCATTGCACATATGAGCGGCGATGCTTGCTGCATAATCGGTACGATATATGTTGCCGGGAAACTTATACAGGAATCGATAGTACTCCCAATTCTTTTTTACTTCGCTCCATACATTAAAGAAGTGTTCTGCCTCTTCACTCTTTCGCCAATATACGACTGTTGACCACCACATACGAATACCAGCATAGTGCAACCATTTCTCAGTAGTAAAAGGTTCTTCGCATCGTAGATTCTTCGCATCTCGATACATTGCAACATCATACTGCCCACCAAATAACTTTGCTAAATTGTCATTGCCACATAGGTAATCAGTGTCAATTAGAATTGTTTCGTCAAACGGACTTAAATTATAGATGTCGTGCTTATTTGTATTTGTAAATTGCGCGTTGAAGCTGTAGTAAGCGCCGTCATTATGTACGCGCATGTTTTGTTCATAAGCCGGATCAGTGAGTATTATGTTATCCCAGGCTGCATTCATCATTTCTTCACCGTAGTCCTTACGGCACCGATCCAGGCTTACTTGATTTGTCACGAGCACTATTGGGTACGTGGGCATGTACTTTTTAACGGCGTAAGCGGCAACAATCCCTAACTGTGTATAATCCAGCTGATCATTGTTATACGCAAACATCATGAAACCTTTTGTGCTCATGATTACAACCCTACAATTTTAGCGGTGATTCTTGCAGATTTTAGCTTTTGTTGCTCGTTTTGTTTTAATTGCATAGCAGAATCATATGTAGCCAGAAGAAGATCTAAAAATGCCACTGGATTTGCAATGGTAATAACATTACCACTTTGGTCTTCTACTAATAGTAGCGCATTGCCAATTTTTATTGACACAAGAGCAATTAATTCCGGCGTTGCTTTGAAAATGGCAGATTGGAAGGATACAACTAAAGCAGCCGCAATGCGTGCATCAATGTTTTTTCGTTGTATTTGTAGCGTGAGCCTATAATTGGCAAAGGCCAAGGCTTCAGTTAAACGAGTATCCAATTTAATCTCCAGATCTATTATGTGCGTACATATTTATGTCGCAAAATTGGATGATTTAACTCGTTTAGGCTGGTACTAGGATCTCTATAGTGTTGTTGCTATTGCAGCAATTGATTGTGCCGAGTAATTGCCAGCGGCATCTCCAGCTGAGATTGTGTAACTATACAAGGTTGTAGACACTAACCCAACATCGCTATATTCAATTCCATTACTCATTGTGATAATCAATATACCACCACGACGGATTTGATAGCGAGTGACACCAACATTATCGGTTGAGGCGGTCCACGACAGGTTAATCTGTGATTCGCTAACTGCCGTTGCTGTGAAATTCGTTGGCACTGTTGGCACCACAGAGTCGCGGGTTATTGCTGACGCTGCGATTGACTGTGCCGAGTAATTGCCAGCGGCATCTCCTGCTGAGACTGTGTAACTATAGCTGGTTACTACGGTTAGCCCAGTATCGATATATGTCGTTACATTCTCCAATGTTGCAAGCAATATGCTATCACGATATACTTTGTGAACCGTAACGCCAACATTATCGGTTGAGGCGGTCCACGACAGGTTAATCTGTGATCCGCTAACTGCCGTTGCTGTGAAATTCGTTGGCACTGTTGGATTCGTAGCATCAACTGTAATTGCTTCTGAGTTCTGCTCCGGCGCAATTGTTACATTACCTGCTACATCGATTTGTCGCACTTGTACTGTGCCACTTGCGTAAGTACCTGGCACTAGGACGAAAGTAGTGATAGACGACGAATATGATGTGCCCCATTCGTTGCCACTGTCAACGCTGTACTGCCATGTTGCGCCATCTTCTACTCCGATAACGTTAACTGTGCCAATATTTGTAATGCCATCACTTGCATCGCTTCCGCTATCAGTTGCTAATGCAAATGTTGGAGCTGATGGGGACTCATCATCAACTATAATTTCCACGGCGTTAGCCGATGGAAGACCACGAATACCAGTTGCACTAATGAGCACCAGTTGTATTCTGCCGGCCGCGTATGTATCAGGTGGTAATGTAAAGGTGGTGTCGGAATCAGTGAAAGATGCACTCCATGTTACCCCACTGTCGATACTGTATTCCCAAGTTCCATCTACTGCTACACCGCTTATCTTAATAAGACCTAAACTTGTGATATTATCAATGTCGCTTATGCCACTGTCAATTACAAGTTCCATTGGTGGCACTATTACTTCAGTCCAATCTTCAAAATAGCTAATTACCGGTACCGGAATTTCAAGTGTCACTATATTATCAACGCTGGTAATATTCTCTGGCTGTGTCGTTTCCACATCCATTCTAATAATACCGTTTGGGCTACCGGAAATTCCAGAATGATCCAACAATGTTCTTAGCATCAATTTGCCATCTGATGTAATCTTACCGTATATTTTTAATTTACTTGAGTCATAGCTGCCATATGCGCTAAACCCACCAAACTCGCCAAATCCAATATAGGCTCCGCCTGCTCCGCCTGCGCCGGACGGACTTGTATACAACAATTGCAAGGTGGTTAAAAGTTCCGCAAACCCAATATTATTAGAAGAGCCTAGGTTGTTACTGTTCAGACAATTGTCAATATTAAGTCTCACTTTTCCCATTTTGAAAATATTTTGGCGCCATTCTTCAAAGCTCATAATATTGTTGCCACCGGTGACGCCACTTTCTATATCAAGACCATCAATGATGACATAAGACAATCCAATGTCTCCACCAGCGTTGAAAAAGTGTCGTGCTTTTTCGTATCCGCCAAAATCAATGTGAATAATATGTTCAAGTTGATATTTCCATGTATCACCCTGTCCACTCCTATATCCATCTTCTGGACTAATGACGTTAAGAGAGCGGTGTTCATCGATGACTGTATTACGAGATGCACGGGCAGTTGCTAATAGCCTGGCTGCTTCATTAATAAACTCGTTACTAAGAATTTTATTACCGCGTGAAACTACAACAACTTCTTCATCTGAGCTGCCTGTCCGTAATGTACTTAAATTGATACGATTTACAATTTCATTTACATATACTGCGGTAATTTTTTGGCCACGTTCTGGCTGAGGGACCATTGCCCCACCCCATCCCCATTTTATTGCATCTTGTAACGCTGTATTATCTGTTGGTTCAATCTCGGCATGCGTATCGCCAAATAACTCATTTAGATCGTCAACTAACAACGACTTGACATCAGCGGCAGTTATCTTTGCCTTATCAGCAATTAATCCAGCGACAAAGCCACAATCTGGACTATCGGGGAAATTTTCTTCTGTCGAACCACCTTGGCCGTCGGCTGTGATAATCTGACGAGTATATGTATCTGGAATACATCTATCAAGTAACACTGTACCTAATATTGGTGGCGGAATATACCCGCATTGCGTACTATTATTTTCGTAGGTAATTGTCGTTCCACCAGAGCCATTGGCAACTACTGTTTTGTAGGTAGTAGTCCCAGGAATACATCCTTGACTTATAATAGTGCCGGCCGCTAACGCCATTATCTTGCCCCGACGGTAGCCTCAACTCTGCCGATGCCAGCGCCTGCAAAATTGCCCAGGCTGCGTCCAACGATACTCCACGGATGAACGTCCGGGGTTGCAGCCTGGGCAACTCCGGGGATATTACTTGCTATTAATCTATCATTACGTTTAATTAACCCAGTAACCTTAACTGGAATACGACCGGCTACTGCAACTGGCAATGCATTCTTTGCTCCTTTGCTTTTTGTGTTTAACAAGTAAGCTGGACGCGATGAAATAATACCAAATACATTTGTGTCAGCTAGACTTGTTGTTTGCGTGATTTCTTCGGTTCCGCCTAATGCAATAAGCGTACCTGCTTCGTATGATGCATCGGCTATGTAAATCTCTGCAACGTCAG